TACCTCGCCCAGAATCAGGACGAGCACGACCGTATCTCGGCGTTGAGGCCGGCGATGGTGGTCTTCGAAGTCGGCAAGATCGCCGCTCGACTCGCAGCCCCGCCAGCCCCCACGCCAAAGCCTAGGCAGGACCCGATCGTCCCGCTCAAGGCGCGCAATCCAGCCGGGCCGAAAGACCCGAACGACATGTCGATGGAAGAGTACGCAGCGTACCGGAAGTCGAAAGCGAATTAACGAGGCTCTGATCTAGGTCAGGGCCTCCCCCAAAAGGACCCTGATCTATGACGACCGAAGCCCTTCTCCAGCCGTCCGTGGTCACCAAGGAAACCCTGGTGATCCTGGAAAACAACCTTGTCGCAGCCGGCAAGGTCAATCGGCAGTTCGAGAACCAGTTCGTCAAGATCGGTAACTCGATTACCGTCCGCAAGCCGAACCGCTTCATCGTCGCATCCGGTCCCGGCCTGCAACTTCAGAACATCAGCGAGCCGTCGACTTCGCTGACCATCTCCAATCAGAACCACGTCGACTTCCAATTCTCCAGCGCCGACCTGACCCTCACCATCGAGGAGTTCAGTGAACGCTACCTCAAGCCCGGCGCGGCTGCGATCGCCAACACGATCGATTACGGCGTGCTGTCGAACATCTTCAGCTTCTCCAACCTCGTGGGCGCTGCCGGCACCGTGCCGTCGTCCTTCTCCTCGCTCGCCGCTGTCGGTCAGCGCCTCGACGAACTCTCCGCGCCGCAGGAGGGCCGCGTCCTGATCCTCAACCCGGCGGCCTACTGGTCGCTCGCGGGCGGGCTCATCACCCTGTACGTGAAGTCGGTCGCCGAACCCGCGCTGAAGGGCTTCCTCGCCAACATCGCCAACTTCTCGATCTACGAGGATCAGAACACGCAGGCCCACCTGTGGGGCAACTTCGCCGGTGCGGGTGTCGTCAACGGCGCCAATCAGACCGGCTCCAGCATCATCACCAACGGCTGGACCGCTTCGGTGACCAACCTCTTCAACGTGGGCGACGTCGTGTCGTTCGCGGGCGTCCACCAAGTCAACGCGCAGAACCGCACGTCGACCGGCTCGCTGAAGAACTTCCTCATCACCGCCCCGGTGAACTCGGACAGCGGCGGCAATGCCACCCTGCCGATCTTCCCCGCGATCAACCTGACCGGCGCCTATCAGAACACCGATGTGTCGCCCGCCAACCTCGCGTCGGTGTCGGCTGTGACCACGCCGACCAAGGGTACGAGCTACTTCAACAACTTCGGGTTCACGCGGGATGCGATTGGGCTGGTGACAGTGCCGATGGAACTTCCAGAGGGCGTAGACTTTAGAGCTAGAGAAATGTGGAAGGGTATTTCTCTAAGGATCATTCGAGCATACGATATCAACTCGGATTTGTTCCCCTGCCGCTCGGATGTTCTCTGGGGGTCCGCCCAATTCTATGATGACCTTGGCGTTAGACTTACGAATTAGTTGAAGATGGAAACTTTGACACTCACGACAAATCATCGTAGAAATTCTCCAGTCAATTCGGACTGGAGAACAAATGCGGATGTCGTCTGTGCGGAACGGCATGAAGGAATGTCGCCTATGCCACGAGGTGAAGCCGGTTTCGGAATTTCACACTCAGAAAAGTCGCGACGGCTTGGGCGTGTACGTGAAGTATTGCTGCAAAGTGTGCGGCGCCGCCGAAACCAAGCGGCAGTACCATTCGAATCCGAGCATCAGAGCCAAGACAGCCGCGCGAGCCATCGTATGGGCGAAAAACAATCCGGAAAAAATGGTGAAGATTATTCGCCGATCCAATCTCAAATCGACGTATGGCCTCTCCGAAGAGGACTACGAGGCGATGCGAACTGCGCAAGGCGACCGCTGCAAGCTATGCGGAGTGGCGGAAAATGGCCGCGACAATCCGGGGAGCAAGCGGCAGACTCGTCACTGGTACGTGGATCACTGTCACAAGACAGGACGCGTTCGAGGGCTTTTATGCCATGCCTGCAACACCAGACTTGGTTCGTTCGAGGCCATTGTCGATACGATCGGCCTTCCGGGTATCCTAGCCTACATCGCAGGGGACACTCCCCATGGTAGCCTCCTCCCGTAACAGCGTCGGCGACAAATTCTTCCCCGGTTCGGACGTCCCCTTCCGCCCCATCAACCCATGGGGCCGGAAGGCTCCGATGCCCGATGGGTGGAAGAACCCGATGCAGCAAAAGCTGTATCAGGTGTTCGTCCTCGACAAGGAATTGGGCCAGATCCCCATCGGCCCGAGGATGCGTCAGGATGCGGCCGATCAGTTCTGCGCGGCGACTCGCATCGCCATCAAGTCCGGCCGAATCCATGATTGGGCCAATCCCACTGTGTTGCCAGCCCCAGCCGAGCGGCTGAAGGGTTGGGCGCTTACCGGCTAAGGAGACTCTCGAATGCCCGTCGTCACTGCTGTCGTAAACCCGATCAACGACCCCTTCACTCAGGTCGGCGCTGATGATCCGTCCGGCATTCGTCCCGGCGGCCCCAACGCTGGTCCGATCGGCTTCTTCGGCGCCACCCCTGTCGCCCAGCCGGCCAGCCAAGGTTCGGTTACCGGCATTGCCGGCACTGTCACCGAATACTCGGTCACCGTGACCGCCGCCTCTGTGGCGCCGAACACGACCAACGAGCAGGCGTTCACCGTCACAGGCGCGGCGACCGGTTCGATCGTCGCGGTGACCAAGCCGGGCGTGGATGCGGGTATCGCGGTGGTCGGCGCGCGGGTGTCGGCAACCAACTCGGTTGCGATCACCTATGCCAACGACACCGCTGCGACCGTCACCCCGACCGCCGCGCAAACCTACCTGTTCAACGTCATCCCGGCGGCCATGTGCATCACCGCCACCCTGACGCCGGCCGCGGTTGCGCCGAACACCATGTCGCTCCAGACGTTCAACGTGGGCGGTCTGGCGGCCAATGCGCCGGTCATCGTCAACAAGCCGACCGCTCAGACGGGCCTTGGCATTGTCGACGCGACGATGATTTCGGCCGGCGTGGTGGGCATCACGTTCGCCAACTTCACCGCCGCCACGATCACCCCGACTGCCGGCGAGAGCTACGTCTTCTTCGCCGCCACCGACCTGTCGATCGCTTCGGTGATGCGGACCCTGCAAGTGACCCTGACCCCCGTCTCGGTCGCGGCCAACACCACGGCGGAGCAGACCTTCACCGTGACTGGTCTGCCGGTGAACTCTCAGGTCGTGGTCAACAAGCCCACGGTCACTGCTGGGCTTGGTCTCGGCGGTGCGCGCGTCTCGGCGGCCAACACTCTGGCGCTGAACTACGTGAACAACACGGCGGCTGCGATCACCCCGCCGTCCGAGGTCTACACCATCGCCTCGTTCCCGGCCGCCTCGGCTGCTGCGGGTTCGTCCAACGCCTACAACGTCCAGGTTGGCGGCGGTGTCGCGGACCACGCGGCGCTCGTGGCGCTTGGTTTGATCGCCGGGCCGTAATACAAGACAAATGCTGTGGGTGCGCCTGAGACGGCATGCAAGGTCCGGTCCCTGCTTGATGCGGTGAAACTCCGTTCGGCCCACAGCACCCTTGCCCGCCAGACGACGTATGGTAGGCTGACGGCATGAAGCCATTTTGCAGGTTCAGCACACCAGCGCTGTCCCATTGGGTCACGCTTGAGTACCTTATGTCCGCCCTCCGCACGGAAAAGCTGCTGATCGAGCACGGCATCTCGCACGAGTGGTCGAACCGGCCGGGCGATCCCTTCATCGCCAAGGCCCGTTCGTCCGCTGCGTGCGAGTTCCTGAAGACGGATGGGACCGACCTGTTCTTCCTCGACGATGACATCGGGTGGCCGGCCGAGAAGGTGCTGGAGTTCATCAACCGCCCCGAGCCCGTGATCGCAGGCGTCTACCCCCACAAGATGGAGGAACTGTCCTTCCCGTGCTCGCTTGAGGCGGATGGCGATCATCTGGTGGAAGAGAATGGCCTCTTCCGAGCTGTGCTAGCCCCGACCGGCTTCATGCGGATCAAGCGGGAGGTGCTGGAGCGGCTGTACGATGCGTCGCCGCCATACAGGGAGACCGAGGCTGATGGGATCACTTACGAGCGCCGCGCCATCTTCAACTCTGGCGTAGGAGTTGATGGGAACTATTGGGGCGAGGATTATGCCTTCTGCAACGCCTGTCGCGCTGCGGATATTCCCGTCTGGATCGACCCGAATATAAATTTCTTCCACCGTGGAACGAGGCGATGGGCCGCGAATATGGGCGACTCGATTCAGGTGTTTAAGGAGAAGGCTGCGGCACGAGCAGCGGCCGAACAAGCTAGGAGTGCCGCATGACCGAATATTCCGACTACCCCATGACTCTCGCCCACCCCAATTTCCAGCCGTCGAAGTCTATCCCCATTCCCGGAACCGAGATTTACAACGGCAACGGCGAGGTGATTCGGCGCGACTACCGCGGTACGCCGCTCCTGATGCCGCCGGTCACGGTAAAGAACGAGGCGGAGGAGGAATACTACAGGGCGCAGGGCTACGAGCGCGCCGGCAAGGTCGACCCAGCCGCATGGGTTCGCGCTCACTCCGATGCGCCGCCCGACGAGTACAAGCCGGTCAAGTACCCCATGTGGCGCGGCGACCAACTGATCCGGTCGGCGGCGGAAGATCCCGAGGCTGATCCGGCGGATTTGGAGGCGCCGGCATCGCATTTCCCGAACGCTATCGATGCGCCTGTGCCCATCCCTGCGGCCACAGAAACCGAAAACCTCCAGAATCAGATGTCGGCTATGAACGCCGCCATGTCCGAGATGATGGAGATGCTTCGGGCGGAGAAGGCGGAGAACGCGCGTCTGAAGGCGGCGCAGGAGGCCCCAGATCCGCTCCCTGAAGCCGATCTCGACGATGAGGCGGCCACTGCTACCCCGCCCGTCTCCTCGACCGTCCAGCCCCGTCAAAAGCGGGCCTACCGCAAGCGTGAGACCGCCTGATGAAGAAGCACATCCCACCCCATGCGAAACCGCCAGCCCACAGGACCGGCGTAACGACTAAGGTGGCCAAGCCGCCGAAGCCCAAAATGACCAAGTGAGATGGCAGAAACTACGGCTCAGAATCTCATAGTCCGCGCGTTCCAGGAAATCGGCATCTATGGGGCGAGCGAACCTGTGGCCTCACAGGACGCTCAGCTCGCCCTCGACGTGCTCAACGACATGATGGACGTGTGGTCGAACGAGCCGCAAGCCTGTTACACGACACTGGAACAGTCCGCCGTACTCACGCCGGGCAAGGCGACGTACCTGATCGGTATCGGCGCTCCTGACTTCAATATGACGCGCCCCCTGAATATCATCGAAGGCCCGGGGTCTGCGTACACCACCGACGCCAACGGCAACACCTACAATATGGAGGTGGTGCAGCGCGACAAATGGAACATGTATTCGAACAGGTCGAGCCTGATCAACTCGAACTTTCCGAGCGTGATGTTCTACGAGCCGACGTTTCCATACGGAACAATCCACATTCTGCCTTATCCTAATATCGCATACACGATGTATTGGGATAGTTATCTTCAGCTACAAGAGTTCCCCACTCTGACGACGGCGATTTCCTTGCCGCCGGGTTACAATGCTGCGATCCGGCACAATCTAGCCGTCGAGCTATGGCCGTTCTTTGGGTCCGGGGAGTTGGACAAGACGATTGTCTTCATGGCTTCAAGGTCTCTTGGAAGTGTCAAGCGGACCAATGGAAGGCCAGCCGTTGCGATTTACGACACGGAAATCGTATCTAGGGCGAAAGTGGGATTCAACGTCTATACAGATTCTCCAGGAAATGTAGTGAGATAGCCGGAAAAATTTGTGCTTACTATTGTACCCGATCATAGTAGGATGGGCGCCTCAACGGAGGTGACCATGGGAAATATGATCGACATGACCGGCGGCAAGTTCGGCGCCTGGACGGTATTAAGCTTCAGCGAATTTCGTGGCGAGAGTAGGCAGAGAGGTCAGGGGCAACGTCGCGCTATGTGGCTGTGCCAATGCGATTGCGGAACCGTTCGTGATGTATCCGGCCCATCCCTTCGAACCGGGATATCTAAATCGTGTGGCTGTCTTACCTCGGCGCTCATGGCCAAGGTCAAAAGCAAGGGGAGAGCACCCCACCCGTCGAGAGATTGGTCTGCGGAATTTCGCGCTTTTCGATCAATGCACCGGAGGTGCAGTCCGGGAAATCGAACGAAAGACAGGGAATGGTATTTCGAGCGTGGGATCACTGTTTGTGAGCGCTGGGCAAACTACGTCGATTTTCTCGCTGACATGGGTCCAATTCCGCACCCCGGATGGACCATAGACCGCAAGGATAACGACAAAGGGTATTCGCCAGACAATTGCCGTTGGGCCGACAAACGGACCCAAGCCCAAAATCGTCGCCGGCCTGACAATTGGGCGCCGGCGTGAGGTCAACAACCTTCCTCGGACAGGCATACCGCGCGAGATCACAGGATCTTGCCGACCAACTTCTCATCAATATGTTCCTCAACGTGTCCGAAACCACGGGCACGAAGGATGCTGGGGCGTTTTATGGCACGCCCGGCCTCGATCTGAAGGTCACCCTTCCCAGCTATCCCATCCGTGGCGTCTATCGCTTCGGATCTATCATGTACGTAGTCGCAGGGGCGTTCGTTTATAGCGTAGATGTGAGCTTCAACGTCACCAAGCTGGGCTCGATCGGCACGGCATTCGGCCCGATAAGCTGGATCGACAATGGCGAGAGTGGCGGACTGCAAGTCGCCTTTTTCGACGGGTCGGCGGGCTATCTCGTGCCCGGCGGCTATCCCCTTCAAAGCGCAACAATTGGCAACGGCGGAGAGAATTTTAATCTCAATGATACGATCACATTGGTGGATGAGAACGGTACGTCCCCCGCGACAGCGCAAGTCACCGTAACAGGGATCGGGCTTGGTGGGACCGTCACCTCGTTCTCGATCACCACACCCGGCGCATTCACGGACCTGACCCCGATCCTCAGTCAGGCATCATCCGATGGCGGCGGCGGTGGCTTCTCCCTGATCAATCCGGTCTTGGGGCCGTTTATCGGCGTCGTCCCGCTAGTCCTTTCGTTCAACAATCCCACCATCGCCAATTATCAGGATGGCTTTGGCGTCTGCGTAGAGGGTAATTCCCTCAATGTCTGGCAGTCGAATCTCTTCGATCTCTCGATATGGGACCCGCTGACCTTCTCCAACGTCCAGGCCCGCCCGTCTGACCTGATGTCCATCGGGTTCCTGCATCGCCAGCTCGTCATGTTGCAGAGAGACACCGCCGAGGTGTGGATCAACCAGGGTAATCCGTCCGGTTTCGTGTTTGGCGAGGAACAGGGGGTCCACATGGAAGTGGGCTGTGTCGCGCCGTATTCCGTGTCTCAGGCGAGTGAGAGCCTGATCTGGCTTGGACAGACCCGAGAGGGTCGTAACGCCGTCTTCCAGATGACCGGCTACGAGGCCATCGAAATCTCCACCGACGCCATTGCCTACGCCATGGCGCAATATCCGACAATTTCGGACGCCATCGGATACAGCTTCCGCATGGAAAAGAACGTCTTCTACGTTCTGTCTTTCCCATCGGCCAATGCAACGTGGGTCTGCAATGTCGCCAGCAAGGATAAGTTCTGGCACGAGTGGCTGTATTTCTCGAATGGAGCTTATAGCCGACACCGCTCCAACTGCGCGACGTTCTTCAATGGAAGGACGATTGTCGGGGATTACCAGAACGGTAATATCTATGCCCTGGACATGGATACCTATACCGACAACGGTCAGGCGATCCGTCGTTCACGGTCATGGCGGGCGCTAGGCAAACCCGTCGAAGATCCGGTTCGGTTCAAGTATCTGTGGATCGACATCGATTCCGGTGTGAACGTGACCCCGACCGCCAACCCGCAGATCATGATGGATTGGTCCGATGACGGGGGCTACTCGTGGAGCCCGGAGCGCTTCGGATCGGCCGGCAAGACGGGCCAGTACGGCTGGCGCGTGAAGTGGAACCGGCTTGGGTCGACGGGGCGCGGGACGGGTGAAGACCGTATCTGGCGCATCTCGACCAGCGACCAATTCGCGGTGGCGATGATCGGCGCCTATCAGGGATGACCCAGAGTCAGCCGTTCCCGAATATCGCCCTTGCGCTGACCGAGGCGCGGACCAAACAGCCCGGCGGTTTCATCACCCAGCCGTGGCTCAATCTGCTGCGGGTGCTGTGGGAGCGGTCTGGCGGCACGTTCGGGCCTACGCGCGCCGGCCCGGTCGGCTTCTTGGGGTTGAGCGGGTGGGACGATGGGGGCTTTGAGGAGGGCATCGTCATTCCGGGGCCGCCGGGTCCACCCGGTGGGATTGGCCCAAGGGGGTCGGCTGGTCTGATCGGCCCCCCGGGGCAGGATGGCGAAGACGGGTCGGATGGGATGCAGATCCCCACGCTTCCGGTTCCCGGAGCGACCTATGCATCCAGCCCGCTCTCACCAACCGCTCCTAGCTCCACGTCAGCCGTCCAGATGATGGGCATGGCGGGCGCGATCACTCCTAGAACCACCGGCAACGTCCTGATCAACGTCAGCGGAACCTTCATCGCCTCCGCCGCCCTCGTCGATCAGGGTATTTTCGCGCAGATTTATTACGGAACGGGTGTAGCCCCGACCAATGGCGCGGCAGTCACAGGAACGGCGATCGGCGCGAATATCTCATGGACGAACCCGATAGCGGCGACTGCGAGCGGTGATATCAACGTACCATTCAGTCTTACCGCGCTGATTCCTGTGGCGGCATTGGGAAAAGCGCTGTGGCTTGATATCGGCGCCAAGTCTATAACGACGGCATCGGTGTTTTCGATCAGCGGGGCCGTCATAACGGCTGGAGAAATCTAGATGGCGGCGAACAAACCCATCCGAATTGGCCCCGTGGCGCTGTCGCTTACGACCACGACCAATATCCTCAATCCCCCGACACTGACCGGCGGCATCGGATTGGCAGGGACCAACGTCAACACGTACATCATTCTTCGGCACATCCGCATCGTCAACAAGACGGTCACCGCCGCACAGGTCGCGCTATGGCTTGGCGCTACGGGGGCGAATGCAGCAGGAACAGAGACGATCTTCGGCGGCATTGCGTCGGGCGGCTCACTCACCGATGGCGTTAGCATTCCGGGTCAATCCTATGTCGATTGGTACGGGTATCTGCGCATGGACGTCGCCGATTTCCTCGTGGGTGGGGCCGGAACTGCAACGGCCCTGACTTTTGAGGCGGAGGGTGAGATAGGGATCGTCTGACATGCCACCCTTCATCGTCTTCAGCCTTCCGCGCTCTCGATCCGCATGGATGTCGATGTTCTTGAGCTATCGGGAGCGGGTGATTGGCCACGATATCGGGCCAGACTGCGGCTATCCGAACGAGTTCTTTCTGAGATTAGGCCAAGGCACATGCGAGACGGGCGCGGCATTCGCATGGAAATTCATCCGTCGCGTAAAGCCGTGCGTCAGGTTCGTGGTCGTCCGGCGCGACCCATTCGAGGTTGCGGACAGCCTTGCCCGCTACGGCCTGACCGGATTCTTGAGCGAGATGCAGTCACGTGATGACGACCTGATGCAGATCAGCGAGGAGCCCGGCACGCTGACGGTCGAGTACCACGATCTGGTGAATCCCGAGCCTTGCGCCGACATCTTCGCGCACTGCCTTGGCGAGGTGATGCCGGATTGGTGGTGGCAACGCTACGACGGCCTGAACATCCAGGTCGACATGGCCAAGCAGATCGAAAAGCTGGTCCGCAACGCCGATCGCATCTCCAAGCTGAAGGCCGATGTACGACGTCAAGCTTGAGCCGTGGACGCAGAGGCTATGGGCAGAGATGCGCCCCCATGCCGAGGCGCACTTTGCAGAGGTAGATGGCGGAGTAGAGCCCCGGCGCAAGTTCCGCCTCGACGAACCCCTGATGAAGGCCATCGCCGACGCCGGAAGCCTCAAGACGGTTATCGCGCGACATGATGGCAGTCTGGTCGGTTATTACACCTGGAACATAGCGCCCGATATCGAGTCGGCCGGGCTCCTGATCGCACAGCAGGGCGCGTGGTATGTCGACCCCGGACATCCTCGCGTGGCGGTCATGATGTGGGATGTCGCCATAGCGTCGCTGAAAGCCCTTGGTGTTCAGTGCGTTTTCCCTCATCATAGGATGCAAGGTCGCGGCGCTCACATCGGCCGGTTCTTCAAGCGTCGCGGGGCCAAGAAAATCCAGGATTCGTACGTCCTGTGGATTGGAGATAGCTAGATGCCGTCCATCAGCGTTCCCGCAGCCCTGATCGGCGGCGCGGCTATCTCGGGCGGGGCATCGCTCCTTGGGGCCAATGCACAGGCTCAAGCCGCACAGCAGTCTGCCGCCGACCAGATGGCGATGTTCCAGCAGACGCAGCAGAACCTCAAGCCGTTCATCCAAGGTGGCGGGACCACCTTCACCAATCTCTTGGCGCAATTGGGAATTGGTCCCGGCGGAACCGGTACGGGCACGCTCAATGCGCCATTCGATCCCTCCAAACTGGAGCAGACGCCGGGATTCCAGTTCCAGCTTAACCAGGGCAATCGCGGTGTCCTGAACGCCAGTTCGGCGACCGGCGGGACTCGTGGCGGCAATACCCTGAAGGCGCTTTCCTCGTACAACCAAGGGGCAGCCTCGACCGAGTATCAACAAGGCTTTGAGGATTACCTTCAGCAGCAGCTTCAGAACTACAACATGCAGGCCAATCTCGCCGGGATTGGCGAGAATGCTGGGGCGAATCTCGGGAATACGTCAGCGACGGTCGGTTCGAATGTTGGCAACGCCATCGTCGGCGCCGGTAATGCGACATCGGCCGGCATCGTCGGTGCGGGTAATGCTGCGTCCGGACTTGGCAGCAACTATTTGCTCTACAGCATGCTGCAGAACGGTGGCGGCAATCCATACAGCAATAGTGGGATCGCCGACTTCAATGCGTCTCAGGCTGCATACACGTTGCCGCCCGGTACATCTCCGTTTGGCTAATGCCGACTGATCCATCCATCATTTTAAGCTCTCAGCAGCCCGATTTCGGAAAGATTTACTCCGAAGCGCTCGAACTGCGCCAGATGAAGTTGCAGCAGGACCAGCAGAATACGCTGCGGTTCCTTGCCTCCCAACCTGACGCAATCGACCCCAAAACCGGGACGCTGACACCGAACACCTTGGCCAAGTACGCTCGTGTCGACCCCCAAGGCGCGGCGAAACTGTCGGCTGCTGCGGGTGAGGCGGAGGAGCGGAAGGCGCAGACCACGCACATCCAATCCGAGACACAGGCACAGGATCTAGCGCGGCATCAGGGCGTACTGTCCGATCTGCTGGAGACCTACGACACTGAGGTTGCGGGCGGCCATACCGACCCGACCATCGCAGCCCGTGAACTGAAGACTGGCGTCAGCGAATATGTCGACGCCCTCCCCGTGAGCGACGAGCGCAAGGCTGCGATCAAGGGGCAGCTTTCCGACATGAAGCCGTCCGATCTGCGGACTCTGGCCAATCGCTGGTCTATGACCATTGCCGAAAGGAATGCGGCGGCCAAGGAAGAGGGTGAGGTCACGCCCTACACCATGGGCGGCAGGACGGTGTTCGTCGCCCATGGGTTGGGACCGGACGGCAAGCCGATCGTTCGGGATGCTGCGGGCGCTCCGGTAGAGGTGACCGGGCCGCTGGAGCACCCGGCGTCGGAGTTCAATCCAGCCCGTGCCGCTGCGACCGCCGATAACCGCGCCCCGACGCTGCTTACCGACCCCGAGACCAACACCCAATACTGGGCCTATCCCGGTGCGAAGGGTGAGCAGCCCACCTACAAAACCCTGTCCGGCGACCCCTACGAACCCAAGGGCGCCGGTCACATCCAATCCGGTCAGGTCCGTGGCGGCATTGCCGGCGCGATCATGGCCGCACAGACCCAAAATCAGAAAGAAGGCAAAGGGCCGCTCACCGCCGATCAGGTCGAAACCGTCGCCGCCGATTACAGCCGCAAGGTGCAGGCGTCAGTGGCCTTTGCGAAGGGAAAGCAGGGCGATCAGGTCAGGTTCAACAATGTCGCCGTGGACCACCTTCAGACCATGAAGGATGCGGCGCTGGCGTTGAAGAATGGCGAGATCCCCCTCTTCAACAAATTGGCGCAGCAGATCGCCCAAGAGACCGGCAGTCCCGTTCCGACCAACTTCGATTCCCTCCGTCAGATCGTGAGCCAGGAAGTCCACAAGGGCGTGGCAGGCGTCGGTGGCAGCGCGGAGGAGCGCTCGAACCTCGGGAATAACCTCGGAAGATCGGCCTCTCCGGAACAGCTTCTTGGCGGCATCACCAGCGTCGAAAAACTGCAAGCCGGGCAGTTGGACGGCTTGCGTCGGCAGTACGAGACGTCGACTGGCATGGATAATTTCGATGACATGCTATCGCCGAACGCCCGAGCCCTGCTGAAAGACCGGCCAGACCCCCACCTTGGCGATAAGAGTGGGGATACAACCAGTGGTGGTGGCGCAACCCACAAACTTCCCCGCGACCTACCCAGCATCGTTGGCGTGCCGAACGGCTCCAAGCTGAAGGACAAGAGCGGGAACGTGGTCGCCGTTGCCCGTGATGGGGCGTGGGTTGCCCCGTGACCGATTACACCATCGAAGCGCCTGACGGGACCACGATCGCGCCCAAGGTGGCCGATACCCCTTTTCTGGCCAAGATCCGAAAGCTGGAGGCGTCCGGCGATAACCAGAAGTCGCCCAAGGGTGCGGCGGGCCGGTTCCAGATCACCCGCCCTACCGCCGATGCGTTTGGGATCGACTACGACAAGCTGTCGAACGCCGAATACAACGAGGAATCGGCGAAAAAGATCGCGGCCAAGTTGCAGGAGCGATTCCCGGGTAACGAGGATGCACAGGTCATTGCGTGGAATGCGGGACCGGGTGTCGCCGAGAAGTGGCTCCACGACGGGATGGATGAGGCCACCCTTCCGAAGGAGACGCAGGCATACCTTGATCGGGCGGCGGCTTATGGAAAGACCGATGGGGCTGGGGATTATACGGTCGAACCGCCGGAAGCCCCACACACCCCTGCCGCCAAGCCCAAGCCCGAAAGCGAACCCGTAGCCAAGCCGGAAGACGTCGCCTCCGATCTCAAGAAGATGCGGAAGACGCCGCTCCAGCTTGCCGAGGAGAATCTGACCGCGCCTGTACGCGAGGGCTTCCGGCAGGGAGCGGAGGCGCAGGAACGCCTGCGGAAGGATGTGACGCCCGGCCCGATCAAGCCGAGTTCGTCCTTGGGCGATGTCCTTAAGCTGGGCAGCGACGCGCTTGGCGTTGCGGGCGGTGGGTTCCTATCGGGGCTGTCCAAGGGGGCGATTGGCGAGCCGGTTTCGAACACGCTCAAGGCGCTAACGGGCGGCAAGGTCAATCTCGATCCTCAGATGGTCGGCGACGTCGCTACCTTGGCGATTCCGGGTGTTGGTGCGGCTGCGGACGAGGCAAGGCTGGCTTCCCGCGCCCGAAGCGCAGGCGTGGGCACTGAGGCCATTCGCGCCAATGAGGCGGCCACCGTACGCGGAAACACCCTTAAGGCGGCAGTGACACCGGAAAGACCATCTAAGGCCCCTGCAACACAAGCCCAAGCTAAACATCAGGAGGCTGCGAGCCGGCTTGAAGCGGAGGGGCAGTACCTCACTCCGGGGCAACGTGAGGGCGGGTCTAAAAAGGTGCGTGAGGATCGCGCCGAGACCGGCAGCACCTACACTGGCCCCGCGACCCAAGAGGCTCGTCAAAAGAGCAGCGAGAGTTTCAACCGCGTGGGCTACAACCGCGCGCTGACCGAAGCCGGATTACCGCCCGTCGATACGAAAGCTGGTCCGGTCGGTAACGAGGGTTTGGCCGCCCTCGAAACCAAGCTGCACGGAACCTACGATCGGGCGCTTGCCAAAGCCCAAACGGAGCGCGATCCACAACTCGTCCACGAACTGGATATCGTCCGACAGCGCGCGGCTAGCCTGTCCCGTGAACGCCGTGAACGTCTGAACGACATCATCGGCAATGATCTGACCCTGAAGTTCGATCAGAACGGCAAGATGGATGGTCAGACATTCAAGAAGGTGGAGAGCGAGCTTCGTCGCAAGGCGCGCGGCTATCAGGGTGACCCGACGTCCGAAGAAAGGGATCTGGGCAAACTGGTCGACGACGCGGCAAACGCCCTGCGCGAAAGCGTCAATCGCCATTCGCCACCGGAAGTCGTGAGGGATTTGCGGAAAGCGGATACCGGTTGGGCTGTGTTCAAGCGGCTCCAGCGAGCGACCGCCTATGCGGGGCATCCGGACGGTGTTTACACGCCCAAGGAACTGCGCACTGCAATCCGAACGAAAGACACCAGCCTCGATAAAGGGGCCTTCGCGCGTGGTGACGCCCTGTTGCAGGATCTAGCGCGAGACGGACAGACCGTGCTTCCGAACAAGGTCCGTGATCCCGGCACGGCAGCGCAGTTGAAGGCCGGTATCGCTGGTCGCCTCATCGGCGGGGCAGTTGGCTCCTCTCTTGGTGCGATCACCCACAACCCGGTCATCGGCGAGCTTGGAGCTGTGGCCGGTTATGCGGCTGGCGAACCCATCGACGCCATGGTCAGCGGCCTCACCAACCGCCTTGCCCGCGCCCGTCTGGAACGCGGCCCGCCCGCCGTAGCGCCGCGCAACTACCTCAAAGCCGCCGACCGTCGCGCCGTCAGCCGGTCCTCGCCTCGCATCGGGCAGGGGCAGTTGCCGCCGCCATGAGGGTCGCCATAATCGACACCGAACTCACCGGCCTCGACTTCGCCGTCCGATGTGTCGAGCATGACCATGAGGTAATGCTTTTCCAGCAGACGGACCACCCCATCGGCAAAGGATTCGTTGGCGTAAAGCGAACGAACGACCTAGCCACAGCTATGACGTGGTGCAAGAAAGACGGCCTCGTTGTGCCTACCGGGAACGCCAAATTTACGAGAGTACTTGATCGCTGGCGAGAAATCGGATTCCAGATTTTCGGCCCCACTGTCCAATCCGCCGCCCTCGAAATTGACCGGGGAAAGGGGATGGAACTTATGAAAGCGGCGGGGATCGATCTGCCGCATTATGAGACGTTCGACAGCCTAGAGGCGGCGGAGAAGTTCGCGCGTAAGGCACAAGATCCGTACGTGTTCAAGCCGTTGGGCTCAGAAGACGATAAAAGTTTAACGTACGTATCCTCGACGCCCGCCGACATGGTTGGGTGGATTCAGCGGCAACGTGCGAGGGGCGCAAAGACGACCAAGTGCATGTTGCAGGAAAAGGTGGACCTGATCGCCGACTTTGGTGTGTCGAGTTGGTTCGGTCCTGAAGGATTTCTTCCCGACAAGGCACAGGAGTGCTTTGAGCACAAGAAGCTGTGCAACGGCGAGAAGGGGCCGAACACAGGTGAGATGGGGACGCTCACCTGTTACATGGAAAAGTCTAAGCTGTTCGATGACATGCTTGCGCCTATGGCCCCCGCATTAGCGGCGCTGGGTCACCGTGGGGATACAGCTATTGGTGTGGCTGTGGACACTAAGGGTAAGGCATGGCCGCTAGAGATGACCATGCGCCTTGGGTGGCCGTGCTTCTATTTGCAGTGCGCGTCCCACAAAGGCGATCCCGTCCAGTGGATGATGGACCTGATGAAGGACGAGGATACCCTGAAGGTGGATTATCGCCCCACCATCGGTGTCGTGCTCGCCCAACCGCCTTGGCCCAAGTTCGATGGCAAACCTGAATGCGTTGAAGGCATCCCGATCACCGGGCTCGACGAGGTGTGGGATTCGGTGCATCCCGCCATGTGTCAGATCGGTCGCGGGCCGGTCATGGATGGCGACAGGGTGAAGGACGGCGCGCAGTATCAGACTGCCGGGGAGATGGTCGCGATTGTGACCGGATTAGGCAGTACGGTGGAGAAAGCTCGTAAATCGGCCTACGGTGCTATCGACGGCATACGCTTTTCAGACATGATCTATCGTACCGACATCGGCGAAAAGGTTGAGAAATGCCTGCCCAAGTTGCAGGCTGCCGGGTACTGCAAGGGGCTTGAGTACGAATGACAACGAATCTATCCCCGGTTGTAATCCAAGATTTCTTTATCAACGGCCAAGTTGCGGTCGGAGCGCAGCTTTTCACGTATCAAGCCGGAACGACCACGAAAGCAAACGTCTACACGGATTCAACCGGTGCAACGGCCTTTACGAACCCGATCATTCTCAACTCCCGAGGAGAGCCCGAAAACGTAGCAGGAGCGTCCACCGGCATCTGGCTACCGCCGGGTGTGGCGTACAAGTTTGTCTTCGCCCCTTCGACCGACACCGACCCACCCACGCACCCGATCTGGACCGTCGACAACATCGTGGCGCCGATTTCTTCCGCTGGAGACCTGCTCACCGGCCTGCCGATCATCTATCCGTCAGGTGGCGACGACGGTCCAATCCTCGCGGCTCTGACGACCCCTGCCATTCTGGCGGGCGGACAATTCCAAATCCTATCCAACGCCACGCTTGGGGCGCACACGTTTATCCTCGCGCCACCCGCCAACTTTTACATCGCCACCGGTATGACACTGGCGTTTACCGGAGGGTTATTTGTCGGGTTCAGGGGGAGTATCTTCAACAACGCAACTGCCGGTCTCGGAACGGTTACATTCTCATCCTACAACATCGAGGGGTATCCCGAGTGGTGGGGGGCGCAACCTAACACCCCTGCATTCGACTGTTCCGCTGCAATCAACGCCTGCATCGTAGCTTGTCCGGTAACACAACTGGCACAGGCAAACTACTACACCGCAAACCCTATCGTCATAACGATGAACGGCAAGACCCTTCGCGGGGTGACGTGGGAACAGAACGCAGCGGCCACATCGTCGCAGATTGTCCTCACGAGTGCGACGACCCCCGGCATCATCTGCGGGACCAATCAGACTTTGGAACCGGTCAATATCATCAGCAATATCGAACTGGACAATTTCACGGTCTATCGTTCCGTTCCACCGAACAATCCATCCAGCGGTGTCCTTCCTGCGCCAACAGCGATTCAATTCATGTGGTGCAGCCTCCTGCGGTGCAGCGACGTGATGGCGTTAGAACACTCGATCGGCTTCTATATCTATGGTTGTGTCGAGAGCTATTGGGATCGGTGTTCGACAATCCGATCGGTCCCTGGCGTCCATACCAGCAACGACAATTTCAGCGGATTCTACCTCGATTATTCGGCGCCATTCGCGGGATACAATGGCGGCAATGCCTCCATCTACCTGAATAGGTGTCGAACCTTCCCGGCACAGGCGCTCACCCTGACGTACTCCGCGTGTATCACCACGTATCAGGGCTGCGTCGACCTGTTCATCACCCAGCCGGAGTCTGGCTTTTGCCAATATGGCGCCGACCTTAACGGCGGGTCATCGACGTACTCGTCTGAAGATTGCACGATCATCGATGCCCACTTCGACTCGTGCTCCATAGCCGGTATCGCCTGCAACAACATGGGGGCATACACCAACATTACCGTCGAAGGTGGCTACATCAACGTCACTCAGGCGGCCGGTTCCTGTGTCCAGGCTACGGGCGTTCTCGGCCTCCTGAAGGTCAGCGGAATGCAGTTCTTCACCTCCGTTGTCGGAACAGGATTCCTACTCAACACGTGCAACAACTTCCAATCGTTCGGCAATACGATGCTCGATCTTCAGTCGATGGCGAAGCTGACGAGCGTGACGTCGTTTTCGATGGAAGACAACGTGGTCAAGAAGACCGCTCCCCATACCCTTGGACCGGCGGTGACTCTTGTCACTTGCTCGCGAGGCTACATTCGCCCCATCATCAATGGTGGCGCAGGTTCCTTCACCTGCGGTGTGAGCGTGGATGGCGCAGGGACCACCCACATCGAAGTTAACTGCACCGTCATGCAACCGGTCGCCTTCGGTGGCGCTGCGAACAAGATCCTCCTCGGCGGGTCTCCATGGGGCGGAACCACGAGCTTCAACACCAACTGCGTCGCCTCGGGAGACCTGACCTAGTACGGCGGGCGCTATCGGACTAGACTGCCCCATTGGAGATAGCTGCTATGCGCCGTTTAGCTTACGCACCGCTCGCCTTGCTGATGTCGCTCAGCTCCTTGGCGTGTGCGCAGACTACGCTCCCCACTGCGGGGCAGTATTTCCAGCCGGGCGGGAATCTTCCTACTAGCGCGATGGGTGTCGAACCGCTTGGTTACGACTCGTCTACCCACCTCCGCTGCATGGTAGGCGAGACGTCGACATGTCAACTCCAGACGAATGCGAGCGGGGGTGGCGGCGGTAACGCGGCGGCGGGGCTTACCGGATCGGCGGTTCCTACTTCCGCTAGCTACGAGGGCTTCAATTCCGGCGGGAATCTCGTTGGCGTTTCCGTCGCCAATCCCCTACCCGTAACCGGGGGCGCAAGTACTGGTGTGGTCGGCGCTCTCGGCACCCCTACCAGCGCCACTCTCGGCGGCGGCCAGGACAGTGCGACATCCACTACCCTGGACGCCCTCACTGTCGATGCGTCCGATGGGGGCCTCCGCATCCACGAGATGAACTTTCCGGCGTTCACGTTCTCCAGTGTCTATCTGAACACGCTGGACCAGAACTCCGCGGGTATCCTCGCCGCCGCGCAAGCCCCCTTGGCGGCCCAAGCCAGCCTCGGAATCGACATCGGGTCGGTGGGGATTCTCCCGAACACCACGGGCGGCCTATCCACCTATTCCGAGATCGTACCAGCGAACACCACGTCCGTCGCCGTGGATACGAGCCCTGGCTCGCTGATGGATATCGAAGTCGGAAGCAACTCGGCGACTCCGCTCTCCAATCCAATCTATGTGAAGTTCTACAACGTCGCCCAAGGATCGGTGACATGCGGGACGCCTACTCCGCAGTCTCGGTATATCGTAACCGGTGGCTCCAACATTCAGATTGGCGGCGGCGTGGTCGGCGCGGCCTTTTCCACCGCGATAACCATGTGCATCACTGGCGGGATCGCCGATAACGACACGACCAATCCAACCGCCTCCACGTATGTCATAACCATTCACTACAAGTGATGAATCGTTTTCTAGCCACACTTTGCGCTGTTCTTTCGCTTGCCTGCTGGCAGGCTGAAGCGACAGTTCTGACCATCACCGCAAACACCGGTTTTCCGGCCACAAGTGTCACCGGCACAACCACATCGACCACGCTTTCTACGACCGCCGGAACTTTTGTCGGAACCCCACCGAATGGGACCGTCGTAACCGGGACGGGTTTAGCTGCGTCGGCGCCGTGGAACTACCTCACCGGATGCTCCGGAAGCGTCTCGACCTATAGCTGCACCATCAACGGCCCGGCTGACACGCCCTGCGCGTCGGCCTGTACGATAAACCTCTTCTACGGCTACCAGATTCCGTCGAACTGGCAGAACACCGGGAGCACGATCGAGGCGGTTGCGGCTGGTGGATTTGGCCACCTTGGAACCAACAGCACGACAGGCGGCGGTGGTGGCGGCGGTGGGGCCTACGTCAAGTCAAACCCGACGTCGGGCTATTCGCTCGTCGCAAGCGGCTGGTATCCCTATAGCGTCGGTCCCGCCTACACCTCCGGGACGGCGACCACCGCGAACACGTTCTTTAACGGAACCGCTCTCTCGGGTTCCTCCGCAGGGGCCGCCGGTGGGTCGCCAGGGGCCGCGGGCGGTACGGCCGGTGCGGGCGGCCTGCTCGGTAACAGTTTTTGCACCGGCACAAGTTGCGTCAAGCAATCTGGCGGATCGGGGGGCGCAGGCGGCTCCGCGGTTGGCGGCGGTGGTGGCGGTGGCGCAGGCGGCCCTAATGGTGTCGGGACCGTCGGTGGGGCTGGAGCGGCCACGACAGGCGGCGCGGGCGGCCAAGGCGACAGTACCTCTGGCGGTACGGGTGGAGCGGGAGCTACCTCGTCCACGAACTGCGGGAACGGAAACAACGGAACCGAGTGGGGCGGTGGGGCAGGAGGTGCTGGCGGCGGCGGCGGCGGTGGAGCGCCAAGCCACGCGGCGGGCTGTACGGGCGGCACATACGGCGCAGGTGGCGGGGGCTATTACGGAACGACGGCCGAAGTGGCTGGTACACAGGGAGGGATTTGGATCACCTACACGCCAACAGCTTCTACAGCCGTATGCACCATGCGAACGCTTGGAGCTGGACCATGCTGAAGCTACTAGCCGGAGCCGCACTCGCCATCGCATGGCTCTCGGCCGCCCCTGCGGTCGCTTCGATCCACGGCGGCGGGACGCCGTTCCCGGCCACATGCCCGCAGGGGCTTGCTGTCGCAGATGGCTGTTTGGCAGCCCACGCGACTTCTTATGCGATGGATCAGATCGGCGGCGTCGTCGGCCCGAACGGCTGGCCCTTCGACGCCCAGCAAACGTGCAGCACTTATGGATGCTGGAACACTTCGACCGGCGCGTGCGTCACAGGCTGTCAGACCTGGACCGCCGGGACTCACCCTTGGGCGTGGAACGGCGCCGGGATCGATTACCCGGTCGGCAACTACACGCCGCTCGCGCAGCTTGTCGATCCGGCCATCGCCGCGACGAGCGCTATCGCCAACCCTGGCCTAGGGATTGTCCCGGGACATTATTCCTATAACCCCATTGGCCGGGTCATTTCGTCCGGGACAAATCAGGGTAGCTTCCCGTGGCTGTCCGGCGGAACCGGCGCAGGCCCGACACTCGCCGGCACAGTGATTCAGGGCTTCTATTTCGGCCCCGATCAGGCGAGCTACCACACCATCGGCGCCCAGACGACCGGGACCACCACGATCACGGCCGGATCTCCTGACACCATCAGCCTCACGCTGAAGGCCACGACTCCTGTTGGGTATTTCGCGGCCGGACAAAACGTCTATTCGGGCTGCTCGATTGGTAGTGGAGCCCCGACCGGCTGCACCCTCCAAGGCGTCCTTGGCGCGCAACAAAGTGGGGTAACCGGCGGAACGGGTGTTTACGCCATCACAGGCGATACGCCGGGCTCGTACACCGGAGTCACCGTCTCCCACGATGCAGTCTATGTGTTCCAGCAAGGCGAATGCACCACAAGCGCCACGGCTACATCCATATCATTCAATGATAATTGGTTCCAAGTAGGATCGTCCACTAATCAGGCCAACTCCCAGCAACTCAAAGGCCAAGGTAGCGCTGCATTTGCCTGCGGCAACTACGCATGGAATTTCTTCTTCAACACGGTTCTTGGTGAAGCCGGAACCTTCAGAGATCAAGGGCTGCAAGAGGCCATCGAGAACGCTCAAAGCGATGGTAACTCCGACGTAGAGTACAACTATTTCCGCGATCACACGGGGCGCTTGGGTGATTTCAACGGGGATAACGCCGGGGGCTCCCTGATTTGGTCCCACAATCTGGATTGGGGATGCTGCGAGGTTCCGATTGTTCTCCACGGTGAGGACTTCATCACATTCGTAAATCAGAACACGGTGGAATTTAACACCGATGTCGTGACGAATACCTCTCTTGCTAACACCACCGTTTATTACATCACAAGTGGCGCCTCCTCTACATTTGTGTGGCCCCTGACGGTGGTCGATCACAACATCGTTGTGGTCAATACGGGCCTCATGGGCGCCCAGAACATCAATATGACGGTCAGCGGCTGTCCTGGCGCATGTTCTCTGAGCATCACATCGCTCACCGGCTCCTTGGTGTCAGGTAACGTGATCGGATGTCCGGGAGGTACGTGTACGTCAGGAACGATCCCGGCATCGGGTCTCAGGTTGGCATCGTTTGGCGGTAACGGAGGGACCGGCACATACACCACCAACCTCGGAACGACAGCCAACGGAACCTACACGGGAGCGGCCGTTATTCAGGCGTCCGGTACGTCCGTGCTTCTGTCGTCACAGTCATATATTAACTACGGAACGGTAAATATTTCCAATAACTATATCGACACGTCCGGTGGTGTGTGGCCGTCGAACACGGCGCTGAATTCTTCCTGCATCGGCAATATCGGCGCCCAGACCGGGAACATCACCGGATCGCAGTCGGGAACCACGGTAACAGTCACCGCCATCGCGAGTGGCGTGCTTTTCGCCGGGCCTATCGCCGGATCTGCTGGACAGAACGCCTATTCCGGGAATTCCATCGGCGGGGGCGGTTTGACCACCGAATTTCTCACGAGTTCCAACAAGGCCAACCCGATCACGTCCGCAAGCCTGCCCGCCACGTTTACAGCTACCGTGAGCCAAAACGTGGGCTCATTCACAACGGCTCAGAGCCAAACCGCAGCGGTTGGTGTTGGCGGGGCTGGAGTCTCATTCACCATGTCGGGGAACAAGAATCTTCTGAACGGCAACACGATCGACGGATACAATTATCGCGTCGGAACCGTGGGGCAGTGCAATTAAGGACCCTCACTCATGCCCAACATCACCCTCTACCAAATGCACGTAAACGCCATCTATGCCACGTTGCGGGCATGGGAGAAGGATGCGTCCCTTCCGAATTCGCGCGCCCACCACAAGGCCCTCGCCGATGGATTCGCCGCCCTGAACGCCGACTTCCCCTCACTCGTCGTGCCGGCTGACGGCGACCCCAAGCCCTAACCATGACCCGCATCCTCGACGGCCCATCGATATCCTTCGGGGTCGCCGCCTTGGGTGTCCTGATCCTGTCCTGGT